CGTAGTTTCACTAGCCCTGACTTTCCGGGGCGACTGTTCTGGCAGGAAGGAACCAAAGAGCCAACCGGACCTCGGATGACCTCCTAAGTCTAGTTACTCGGCGGACCGACCGGGCAACGCCAGTCCAAAACCAAGCCAACCTCGACCTGCTCTTTTTACCTACCACGGAGATACATGCCCGCTAACAATCCTTTCTTCGATTTCTACGCCCACCTACGCTCTTTTCCCGACCCGATTCTCAGAGACCTCGCCCGCAACGAATCAGCCCCTCACGACTACAGGAAGTACGCGGTCGAGTTGCTGGTCAACCGAAAGTCCCCTTTCGCAAAACACCCCGATTTGCGGGAATTCGTTACAGAGTTGGAAGTGGAACTAGACGGGATTGTATTTGAGCACCCAGCCCCCGGTCCCGGACCTCTAGTGGCCAGTATTACCACTGCGACAATATTTTCTGACGGGGTTGAGGAAGAGAATCCGACGGCCCCCGACGATTCCGTCCAAGTACCGGACACACTTCCCGGCCCCGAAATTCCTCCCGAACCTCCTTGTGTAGCCCCGGGAACAAAGGCTAGCACTATTACGTAACCCGTTTACGGGCGAAACCCAACTTAACCTCAAAGGAATCAACATTATGAGCAACGCAAATACTTGTCTGGGTGGATATGCCGGAAACGGAACCACGAAGAATCTGTTCCCGGTTACCCAAGCTGTCGCAACCGCGACTGAAACCGCCCTCGTAATTAATACCAACACCGGGACGGCAACAGCCCTCGTAACCGTTCCCTCGGGCGGAAAGATTCTTGGCTCCAGCACTCCGTTTAGTATCAACGCAAATGACGCAATTCTTGGACGGTCGGGGAGAGAGTACGGACAACCTAATGGGGAGACCAACGACCAGTTCTCGTCCGCTTCTTGGGACGGAGTTCAATTCCGAATTCGGTTATCCGGGGTTGCCAGTCTTGGTGCGACTCAGACCGCGATCTTCTATCTATATAACGGCGCGGCAACTGTAGTTGGAACTTCTGGAAACCGTATTGCGCTTACGGGTGCAGCTTACCCAAGCGGGGGGACATCAACTACTCCCAGCAACTTCGTGATCGAGTTCACGGGACTTTGGGACCCGACCTCGCAGGTATTGTCCGGATGCTACACCTCGAACATTGCCAACGGAACCACTTCCCAGTTCACGACCACCACGGTCATCACCAATGTCCAAACCAGTGTAACGGCAGCAGGACTTACTTTCTGTGCCGGAATTAAACTCGCGAACGCAACTGCCAGCACCGTTTCGGTTCGAGAATTTTTAGTGGAAAAGCTCTGAGCTAGGAGAAAACATGTCAAACTCAAATTCCGCCTCCGGGTTCTCTGGAAGCACTGGAATTCGTAATCAGTTCTCGGCTCAGACTGTTTCTACAGCGACCGAGACTCCTTTGGTAGTTGTTACCAACACCGGGACCGCGACGGCTTTCGTCGTGGCTCCGGCACTTGGATCAATCCGGGGAGCCGCCAACAGCCTTAATATCAACCAGAACAAAGCAATTATCGGACGGTCTCAGTATGAATACGGAATTCCTAACGGGGAGACCAACGACCAGTTCTCGTCCGCTTCTTGGGACGGAATTCCTTTCAAGGTGCGGATTTCCGGCATCGGAAACGCAGCGGCCCAGTTAGCCACTCCGGTAAATGATACCTTCGTTCAAGCAGATACTGGCGGAACCCTGACCGATTCAACTCTGTACTACTACCGGGTCGTCGCCATTAACGCTCAGAGCGGAGCATCGCTGGCGTCCACTGAAACTAGTTTAACCACAAGTGGAAGCGGGGTCAATAAGCACACCATGACGGTGAAGTGGCTCGCGGTTGCAGGAGCTACTGGGTATAAGGTGTATGGTCGCACTACAGGCGGCGAATTGCTGATGGCAACTGTCGGGAACGTTCTTCTGTGGGTAGATGACGGTTCTATTACCCCAGCAGGGGCTCTTCCCACTTCGGCGACTTCCCAAATCACTCTCAATATGTACCAAGGAACATCATCGACTCTGGCCAGCGACAAGGCTATCGGGACTACCGGAGCGCAAACTATAGCAGCGGCGGGAACGGGCGGGGCGTTCAACTTCGAGATTGAGGCTCATCTTATCTGGGACTCGGCCTCGGGAATCCTGTCTGGTTCTTACAAAGCGGGAATGGGCTGGGGCTCTTCTTCAAGTTTCACAACCCAAACTGTGGTTACGAACGTTGTTACGGGTCTCACTGTAGCGGGACTTTCGTTCCTAGCCTCGGTGACCTTCGGATTCGCTTCCGCAAGCAACACAGTAACGGTTAAGGATTTTGTTCTGGACCGGCTGTAGATACCCGGCGGGCGTCCGCACGAGCCCGCAAAACTTGTCCGAGTAATGGACTAAGAGGTGAAAATGTCAGTTGCTGTTTCGGTGTTGAGGGGGCAAGAAGACCCGATTGGCGGATTCGAAAACGTCATCGGGTATGTAATTGCTTGTGTAGTTCGTCAATCTGATGGAGAAATCTCATTAGAGCGGGAGATCGCCGTTCACGCAGACTCCCCTGAAGACAACCAACTTGCCGAGTCTGTGGTCAAAACCATCGAGTCCAAACTGAACGAAGCTTTTCCGGACCCCAACAAACCGGAACCTAGTAAACTTTGGGTGCCGGAATGATAGTCTACGCAATCACAAATTGGTTAGATGGTCATAAATATGTAGGCCAGACTACTCGACCCCTAGACGCTCGATGGAAAGAGCATCTTCATTCTGCTCGACAACCCAGCAGAGTCAAACAATGTCCGTATTTGTACGCGGCAATGAATAAATACGGGGTAGAGAACTTTGAGATTTCCGAGATAGACCAGGCGGATACTTTCGAACAACTCGATGATTTGGAAGAACTTTGGATAGCAAAACTAGGAACTACCGACCGAAATCGTGGGTATAATATCAGTTTCGGAGGTTCTTCTCGTCCCCATCCTGATACTCGTGCCAAGTTAAGTGTTAGTCTCAAAGGTAAACCTGCTTGGAATAAGGGAAAGCCTATGGGGAATGAACACTATCAGAACGTTCTAAAGTCTGGAATTTGGGGAGAAAATAAGCCTCAAATTACTCCTGCGGGTAAACTCCGTATTCGAGAAGGTAAATTGGGAAAGAATAACCCCAACTACGGAAGGTCCGAAACCGCCGTCCATATTCTGAAATGGCAAGAGGAACACCCTGAACTGTTGGAGGGAAAGAATAACCCAATGTACAGAAAAGATGTTTCTGACGAAGCTATTAAACAATTAAGAAGTATAGGTTTTTCCCCGCAAAGAATATCGAAAATTGTTGGGTGCTCACAATGCACGGTGGGAAATCGTCTTCGTGCTTGGGAATCGAGTTGGGCGGCATGAGCCTTATTCAGTCCGACTATGACGTGATCGACTATGAAGCTGGCGTCTCTGACGAAGTACTTGGCGGCGAATGTTGTGCATGTTTTAGGCTCCTTCGGTGGGAGTTCTTTGATCGAAACTCTGCCTATAAAAGTGGCCGAGACCCAATGTGCTCCCTCTGCAAGTCTGCCCCGAAAATGAGCATCGCCGAACACACATCCCGCCTATACGAACTGAACTACAACTCTGAAGGAACGCGCCGACAACGCCACCCAGATCAAGAAGACCTCCGAGAAGACCGGGGCGGGCGTCCAATGGACTGCTCGTTGTTCCTCCAGAAGCTGCTCCATCTCTGTCCACAATTGTATGTTACTCAGGGAGGTATCGTAGGAGATTTGGCACTCTATGCTACTTCTGGAACCGCGCGTCCCGACTGGAACGGGCAAAGCTTCAAATACGCGGGATTTGCCACGCTAGGCAATATGCCCGAGTATTCCCTGTATGAGTTTGATCACCATAGAGACATTTTACTCCGGGTTAAACAAGTCGGGTGGCGGTCCGTTCTTCTCCGCTTCGTTGAAAATAACCTGCTGACTGAAGAACAATGCAATAAGGAGTTTGGACCCCCTTCGGGCGGAGGCAACTCGCTTTGGTACAAGAAACTTTACAATCATCGCAACTCTAAGAAACTTTGAGAGGAATCACATGGCAATAGGAATCACACGCGCCCCCGGGTCCGCAGGACCAGTAGCAGGAATGCCCAAACCCCCGATGCCGTCTCGTCCCGGGGCCAACCCCAGAGGAATCCCTTCGTATAAAAAGGGCGGTATTGTCAAGAAGACCGGACCGGCGTTGGTTCACAAAGGCGAAAAATTTACGCCCGTCAAGAAGGCCAAGAAGAAGTAACCAGTCCAGATACTGGACCAAACTAACCCGCAGCCAAGGATTTTGGCACAGGAGAATGATATGGGAAGACCACCCAATAAGCACGAAGAAACCACTGCTGTTCCTGACGTTTTAACAGATGTTGCAGTTGTTCAAGAACCAGTAAATACCAGTGTAGCCCCGCTTACTACGGACGCCCTACTTAGTTTGATCGCCTCGATGTCTCAGCAGTTGCTTGCTTCGCAGAACGCGGCGAAGGAGTCCAACGAGAAGCTGGCCGCTGCTATTCTGGAAACTACCAAGCCCAGAGAAGCCCTGAAATCCAAAGAGCAGATCGCTAGGGAATCCAACGACAAGCTATTCGACGAGAAAGCCAAGGAACTTAAACGTCGGCAAAGAGAGAATGAGAAGTATGGTCAGGAGTTGTGTGACCACGTTGCCGGGTGCAGCGCCCTCAGCGAACAGCGAGACATCGCAGGACGGTTATCAATCATCTGGCACCGCAACGATGTGGGAGTAGACGTTGGAGTCTGCACCAACTGCGGCAGAATTTTCCGCCCGACAGACCCGGCGGACGCACAGCAGCATACCTACCAGTACTGGCGCAAGAAGCCGAGCTTCAATAAACTGTCTGCGGCGGGACACAGAACAATGCTCAATCCCCAGAAGGCAATGGAAGAGTCCTACCTGCACGACACCGACTAAGGAGTACCATGCCGAAAACGACGTACGAAGCGTGGGTCACTAGTTTCGTGACGCGACTATCTGAGCACCTTAATTTGTCCGGGTGGTCGATTCAGGTCAAGTTCGTAGACGCCGAAGATAAGTTGGGAACGTATGCCGAGAACACCATCAATACTCAGTATATGTTTTCAACTTTGACTTTTTACAAACAATCTAAATTGGATTTTGAATCTGGAAAAATAGACCAGTTGGTCATGGCCGTCGTCCACGAAATGATTCATATTTTTCTCGATCCTTTTCAAGATTACATGCACCCCCATCTTTCCCTCACCACAACTCCTTTATTTATGAACACGTTAGAGCAGCAGACACAGAAACTGACGATGGTGTTCCTGAAAACCCTCCCTAAAAATATAATCCCCAAGAGGTAGCATGTCCAGTACAATCCAACTACAGCGCACCATCGATTTGGCGCGGCAGTTTATTCGACTGTCCCCGCTGACTTTTGCTGCAAACCCAGCGAATGATCCAGCGTTCTCGAATGCAGATTGGGTAAAGCAAGTCATACTAGCCCCGCCATTTGCTTGGAGGTGGAACAGGACCGCCGGTACAGTAACTAACCCGACGTTTACTACCATCATCGGACAGTCGGACTACGTGGTTAGTCTCCCCACTTTTGGGTGGATAGAAAAAGCGGTTGCCTACGATCCGGCTAATGGACAGCAGGCGTTTGAACTTCAGGTGGGGTTGATTATCGGTCTAGATACCTTGGCTAACCAACCAGCCAGAATCACTGCTCAGTACGACGATAACATGGGAAATATCACCTTCCGAGTTTTCCCCGCCCCAGATGCGGTCTACGCTGTGGTAGTTGAGTACCAAAATTCAGCCTCATTGTTTAC